GTAAGACAGCAGACTTTGCTACAGCTGCAAACATGGCAGCAACTATAGAGAGAAGAATACTTGAAGCGTTCTTGGTTATGAACATCAGAAACGCAGAAAGAGTTACAGCTGAAGAGGTACGCCTTACACAGCTAGAGCTAGAGCAATCCCTTGGCGGACTGTTTAGCTTGTTAACGGTAGAGTTCTTAGTACCCTACCTAAATAGAACTCTGTTAATACTACAGAGATCAAATCAGATACCAAGGCTACCAAAAGATGTCGTAAGGCCAAAGATAGTTGCCGGTATCAACAGTCTAGGTAGAGGACAGGACAATGAATCCTTGACTAGATTTATAGGAACTATTGCACAAACACTTGGCCCAGAAGCTTTACTTAAGTTTATAGATCCAAGTGAGGCTATCAAGCGACTAGCAGCAGCACAAGGTATCGACGTACTCAATCTTGTACGTACAGCAGAACAACTAGAGCAGCTCAAACAACAAACAGTACAAGACAAGACTAATCAGTCACTTGTAGATCAAGCCGGTCAACTAGCTGGTACACCTTTACTAGATCCTAGTAAGAACCCAGATGTAGCAGAGCAGGCAGCAGCTGTACTAGGTAATATACAACCACCAGAAGAGTAAATGTCAGAAACATTATCATATCAGCCAGAAACAACAACCGAAACTGTACCAGATAATCTTACACCAGAAGAGCAAGACTCACTTGCTGTCGGTGAAAAGATGCAAGCAGCCGAGGATACTTTACTGGCTGGTAAATATAAAAATGCAGAAGAACTAGAAAAAGCATACGTAGAGTTACAGAAGAAACTTGGTGACAACAAGGAAGAAGAAACAGAACAGACAAGTGCAGAGGAGCAGCCCGAGGATAAGCCACAGCTATCTGAGGGTGCTACACTGATTACAGATGCTAGCAAGGAGTACTTTGATAATGGTAATAAATTATCACCAGAGACTCTTGCTAAGTTTTCTTCTTTATCTAGCCAAGATCTTATCAAAGCCTACATGGAGGTGCAATCTAATCCTGAGTTTCAAGCTCAGGCAGCACCACCAGCTGAGATTACTACATCACAGATCAATCAGATCAAGAACTCAGCAGGCGGCGAGAAAGCCTATGCTAATATAGTAAACTGGGCAAAGACCAATCTACCACAAGACCAAATACAGGCATTTGATGAGGTCGTAAATACAGGCAGCGTACAAGCTATACAACTAGCTGTGTCTGGATTGAAGTCTCAGTATGATAACGCCAATGGAGTAGAAGGTAGAATGGTAACAGGTAAAACTGCCCCCAACAACGGGGATGTCTTTCGTAGCCAAGCGGAACTTGTCCGTGCTATGAATGACGCAAGGTATGATAGCGACCCTGCCTACAGGCAAGATGTTATCGAAAAACTAGACAGATCAGATTTGGAGTTCTAATTATGCCAATGGGAAAAGGAACCTACGGAAAGCAAGTAGGTAGACCAAAGAAAATGACAGCAGCAGAAAAGAAAAAGATGCTTGCTAAACTCAAGAAGAAGAAAAAATAATGCCTTCTAATCTAAATCAGCCGGGGGAGAGTAATCCTTACAAAGATTTTAAGGACTACAGCAATGCAAAACCCCTACCATTTCAACAGGTTCCTAAAAAGAAACCACCAAGATTTAAACAGCTAGAGTTAGACCTAGCTCGTATTGAAAAGAAAAGAAAATCCACACAAAGAGTAAACGAAGCATGACACACCACAACCACGAAAATCAAAAATGGCATCCAGCAGAGGAGCTTAACGGAAGACTAGCCATGATAGGCATAGTCGCAGCTCTCCTCAACTACGCTTGGACAGGGCAAATCATACCCGGAATCTGGTAATGCCAAAAGGTAAAGGCGGCTATAGCCCCGGCCAAAAAAAGATCGCACGTGTTGCACCACCTCGCAACAAGATCACAGGGGCAGACTTCGCAGTACTAAGAAAAAATGGCAAGAAAAAAGGGAGTAAGCCTGTCTCTCGGAAGAGGTGAGAAGAGTCGCAAAGGCGGCCTAACAGCTAAGGGGAGAGCCAAGTACAATCGTGCCACTGGCTCTAATCTCAAAGCCCCTCAGCCCGGAGGAGGAGCTCGTAAAAGGTCTTTCTGTGCTCGCATGTCTGGCATGAAAGGACCACTCAAAAAACCAAACGGCAAGCCCACAAGAAAGGCACTTGCCTTACGTAGATGGAAATGCTAACATGGCAATGACATACGCCGAGGACGGCTCAGTCCGCAAAAGAAAAGGCAACAAAGTTGCTATGGATATTAGTCCAAGAAATCTTAAGAATCTACAAAAGCGACTCAAGATGGATGACTTTACTGGCGGTCAGAAACTAGATGAAGCTATCGAGGAGCAGAGAAGACTTAAGAAAATGATGAAAAACAAAAAGGGTAAGGCATAATGGCACACAAGAAAGGATCTAAATGTGGCTGCAAGCATGGAGGTAAGAAACGCTGATGGGTAAATTATGTCCACGTGGTAAAGCAGCTGCCAAAAGAAAATTTAAAGTATACCCTTCTGCATACGCTAACGCATACGCTGTTAAGGTATGTAAGGGTCAGGTCAAATCAGGCGGTGTAAAGAGAACCGCACCCGGATACAGTAAGAAGAAAAGAAGATGAGCTTACGTAGATGGTTCCAAGAAAAGTGGGTCGATACCAAAACTGGTAAGCCCTGTGGCAGACAGAAAGGTGAGAAGCGTAAAGGCTACCCAGCTTGCAGACCATCTAGACGTGTGTCATCCAAAACACCTAAGACTACAGGTGAGATGTCTAAAGGCGAGAAGGCCAAGTTCAACAGAACTAAGACAAGTAGTAAGAGGATTAATTATAATCACTCAAGACGGAAGAAAAAACCCGTCCGTTCATCCCTACGCATCAACAAGTAGGGACGCATGACACCCAAGCATGGAACGGGGCTTGGATATATGAGAGATACAATGACTGTAACTTACGTATATCGTGGCATCAAGTACACAAGAGTAATCGGTTAAGGCCGTACAGGGAGGTTCAAGTCCTCCCATCTCTATTGGCGAGAGCCCAGTACGCTGGATACCTTGAGCCGTCTAGACGGTGGGATAGACCACAAAAATGGCCAAAAAATTTCAGATCTGAGAAACGTAAACCAATATCATTCTTAGAAATGGCACAACAACAATCAGGATCTAGCCAACTAGCTCCTTTAACCGTACCGGGTGCTAATAATGGTGCAGCTTCTACAACTGACCAAAGGAGAGCCCTTTATTTAAAGTTGTTCTCAGGTGAGATGTTCAAAGGCTTCCAGAGAAACACTATAGCCCGTGACCTTATAATGAAAAGAACACTTACTTCTGGTAAGTCACTTCAGTTCATCTATACAGGTAGAACATCCGCCGAGTATCATACTCCCGGAAACAGCATACTAGGTAACTCCGATGGAGCACCTCCAGTAGCTGAAAAAACAATTACAGTTGATGACCTACTCATCAGTTCTGCATTTGTTTATGAGCTAGATGAAACACTAGCACACTATGACTTGAGAGGAGAGATCTCAAGAAAGATCGGTTATGCTTTAGCAGAGAAGTATGACAGAAAGATCTTCAGAGCGATTACAAAATCAGCTCGTAAAGCACACCCAATCACAAAGTCTAACTTTGTTGAGCCCGGTGGAACACAGATCCGTGTAGGTTCTTCTACAAACGCATCTGATGCTTACAACGCTTCCAACCTAATCAATGCTTTCTATGATGCAGCTGCTGCACTAGATGAGAAAGGCGTTTCTGGTGACGGAAGAGTAGCCGTCTTGAACCCAAGACAATACTACGAATTGATACAGGGCGTTGAGTCAAACGGACTTATCAATCGTAACGAGAGAGGAGATGCTTTACAGTCTGGACAAGGCATCATTGAGATAGCTGGTATCACCATCTTCAAGTCAATGAACATTCCTTTCTTTGGCAACTTCGGTACTAAGTATGGTACTGGATCTGCTACAAACCCCGGTGTAACAGACCCCGGAAACTCAGGCTCCTTCGTAGAAGAAGCAATGGGTGACGACCACAACGTAACCGTAAACGATTACGGTCAGCAGGCTAAGTTCAACAACTCTTGTGGACTTATCTTCCAGAAGGAAGCTGCTGCTTGTGTAGAAGCAATCGGCCCTCAAGTACAGGTAACATCTGGAGACATTTCAGTTGTATACCAAGGCGACGTAATCTTAGGTCGTCTAGCTATGGGTGCGGACTTCCTAAACCCTGCTGCTGCTGTTGAATTATTCGCAGGCACAGCAACAAAGCCAACAGCGTTTGGTTAATTTATACTTTATACGGGAGCTTCGGCTCCCCTTTTTTATATGGCTTCCACAACTATTGATCTCGATACCGAACTATCCGCAGTAAACAGTATACTGGGGGCTATCGGACAATCACCATTGACTACCCTTAACTTTGATAATCCAGAAGTAGCAATGATTTATAACCTACTCCGTGATGCTAACGTAGACACGCAGGCAGAGGGGTGGCATTTTAATACAGAAAAACATGTAAAGTTTGCAATAGATGCTAATGGCAAGATAGCTATTGGTAATGATATATTGTCTATGGATTTACATGAGAACCAAGCAAAACGTACACATGATCTTGTACGTCGTGCTGGATTTTTATATGACAAGATAGATCATACAGATGTATTTACAGATGATCTAACCTTAGATGTTGTTAGACTATACAACTTTGAAGACTTACCTGTTATCTTTAGAAGATACATAACATACAGAGCATCTAGAGTTGCTGCTACAAAGCTAGTTGCAAACCCTCAGTTAGTAAAACTACTAGCTCAACAAGAAGCACTTGCTAGAGCTGCTCTTATGGAGTATGAGTGCAATCAGGCCGACCACAGTATGTTTGGATTTGAAGATAACAGTGCATATCAAACCTATCAACCATGGAGAAACCTTAGAAGATAATGGCAAGTATCACACAAACTATCCCTCAATACTCACTAGGAATGTCAGAACAGCCTGACCAGCTAAAGTTTCCCGGTCAGGTAACAGAGGTAACAAATGCAATACCAGACCTGACAAAAGGTTTGTTTAAAAGACCGGGTGCTAAACGTATAGGCACTGATGCACTATCGAGTGTACAGAGTGGAGGTTCGTGGTTCCATTACTTTCGTGATGAGACAGAAGGATCTTACATTGGACAAGTAGCTGCTGATGGCCAAGTCAGAGTCTGGCGTTGTAGCGATGGACAACTTATGACCACAGCCTACGGCACAGGTGGTCAAACAGCTATACAAAACTATCTAGCTACAAGCACACCAGAAAACTTACAGTTCTTAACAATCAATGATACGACTTTTGTTACCAACCGTGATACTACTAATGCTAACACTCTCGTTGGGACAACGGGAACTACAGATGCTACACCAGATGCTCACTTCGGGTTCATAGAACTCTTACGTACAGAAAATGGTAGGCAGTATGGTGTCAATATAAATAATAGCACAACTGTTACTACATTGACACGTGCTACCAAAATAAAGATTACAGATAACAGCTATGACGAGAGTGATGGCTCAGGTCACTGCCCCGGTATAGGAACTGAAGTTTTCGCTGTTACAGCTAAAAGTAGCTATGGTGCATCAGAAAATATAACTCATGTAAAGAATAGTGGCGGTACTACACTTACATCAGGTAAAACTAATTTAACATTTCGTGTTACAGCACTAGGTCAACAAGGTGTTAGTCCTAATTACACTGCTGACACCGCTGGGCCGGGTGGTGATGACTACAGATGTAGTTACAACTTAGAAGCCGTGTTATTACATGGTGGTGAAGGTTGGGCTGTTGGTGACGTAGTTCGGGTTATACCAGAATCCGCTGACGAAGCAGCTAATATAACTGGAAGTTCACCAAATATTACTGGTAGTCAAGCATATGTAGATGTAACTGTAACTGAAATAGAAACTACACAAGTCAATGCTACTATATCTTCTAACGGCGACGGTCTTGTACGACCATCACCTACCCCTTTTGATGCTGATACAGCTGTTACTGCTGATACTATTATTGGTGGTATTATAGATGATCTACCATCTGGTGTTACAGGTAAACACATAGGTACAGGTATATATTTATCAAGCTCTAACCCATTTAGTGTAGAGATTGTTGAAGAAGACTTGATGCGATGCTTTCAAGCTTCCGTAAATGATGTACAAAACTTACCTAACCAGTGTAAACATGGTTACATTGTAAAGATTTCTAACTCTAGAATGTCGGATGAAGATGACTACTACCTAAGATTTGATGGTGAAAATAATAGAGATGGTGTAGGCTCTTGGTCTGAGTGTGCCAAAGCTGGCATAGCTAAGACACTAACAAACATGCCGTTGGTTATACAACGTACAGCTACGACTACATTTACTGTCAAGCAATTTACGTATCAAGATAGGAGAGTTGGTGATGATACAACTAACCCAATGCCTTCTTTCGTAGGTGCACGTATAAACAAAGTACTATTCTTCCGTAATAGATTAGCACTGCTGTCAGGCGAGAATGTGATAACATCACGACCGGGAACCCTTGGTACACCTGACTTCTTTAATGAAACAGCTTTGACTGTATCTGCTAGCGACCCTGTAGATATATCTGCTGCCTCTATGTTTCCGTCAGAGTTATTTGATGGTATAGAAGTCAACACTGGTCTAGTAGTATTTAGTACAAACCAGCAATTTCTACTTGCAGCAGATGATACAGTTTTTAACCCTGACACTGCGAAGCTACGTAGTATTGCTACTTTTAATTACAACGAAACAATACCCCCAATATCTCTAGGTACAACACTTGCATATGTTGATAACTCTGGTAAGTTTAGCCGCTTCAATGAAATGGCTAATATACAACGTGAAGGAGAGCCAAACATAGTAGAAGTTAGTAAAGTTGTACCAACACTATTACCAAAAGACATAGACTTATTGACAAACTCTAGAGAAAACTCTATAATATTGTTAGGTAAGACAGGCTCAGATAATGTCTTTGGTTATAAATATTTCCAAGTATCTGAGCAAAGACAACAGGCTGCATGGTTTAAATGGAAGCTTAATAATCCATTGATATATCATTTTATTATTAATGATGAATATTTCTTTTTAGATAGTGACTACTATTTACAAAGTATCAAGCTAGTGCAGACTGAAGATGATCCTTTTATTGTACAAGATAATGTCGACTTCTTACTTCATGTGGATAATCATACTACTGTTAGCGGTGGCAGCTTTAACTCAGCTACAAACACCACAACCTTCAGTAGTGTGGGCTGG